CTCACTTTTTTAATAGGTGTTTTCCCTAATACGGACAAGGGTAAACACTGATTCAAAAACAGCACTTTCTCGTTTAAAGTCACAACATGAACAAATTCACTGAAAAAGAGCATGTAGCAGCGAACCAGATTCGCATGGCTGCAAACTTAATGACTAGCGACTATGCGATGGATGGCGACTTTAAGCCAGCCATAGTCGCGCTACTGCTACAGGCGCTTATTCAGGAACTTGATTCTCAAGGCATCGACAAACGTAGATTTTTAACCGAAAGCGAGGAATGAATGGGCGTTGCACCACGGCATCACATTATTGAAGAAAAAGTGCCTTATCTTGGCCTACCTATCAAAGCAGTAAGCTGCTTCCACTGGTGGGAAGAAATCGAAGGCAGAGAGAAACCCCCAGACATTCCTAAGAAAAAAACAGGCCCGAAAAGCAAAAAAGAACGTGAGCAGGCAATCACTCAGTTTGTCTTAAAAGGCTCTATCACTTTCACCAAAAACGCACAGGCTGATGCGGATAAACAGGCCAAGATCAAAGGTAAGCAAAACGTAAGGAGATCACAATGAGCTTTGAAAAGGATGCACTTGGATTACTTTTGCCAATCAAAGGTTATGGAAATAAATATGCAATTTCAAAAAATGGCATTGTGTTTAACACAATAACAAACAAGCAAATTGCTCAACATGTCACTGGGAAAGGTTACTACTATGTCCATCTTTGGCATATGAATAAAGGGCATGGAAGATTTGTTCATCGTTTGCTTTTACAGGCATCAACTGATTCTGATGGTTTTGGATTAGAGTGCAACCACATTGACGGCGATCCGTCGAATAATTCAATCGAAAATCTTGAATGGCTAACATCATCAGAGAACAAAAAACACGCGCATCATGTTCTCGGAAGGGTTAAAAACATCTCGAAAAAAGGGATTGAAAATCCCAATATTAAAGCCGTTGAAGGCTACACCGCTAATGGAGAAGTAGTTGTTCGCTTCATAAGCATATGTGCAGCAAAAGAATCAGGATTTCAGCCATCTTCTATAGCTCATGCGATTAAAGGAAAATGGCAGAAAACGCATCGGGGACTCTTTTGGCGCTATTCATCTATTGGAAATCACACCAAAACGCTTGGATGGGTTGCAATCTAGGTTAAAATATAACAATCCCTTGGCGGGGATTTATTTAGGCAAGCCCTAGACGGTATTCTGCTGGTGCCTACCAGTCCGCCAACATGCGAAAGCGTGAGAGTACCGCCTAGGGCTTTTTTTTGGAAAAAAATGCATTATTACCAACATCACATTGGAGACTTCATCAAGGACACCGCAAATCTTGATGACCATCAACTTGCAACTTATTTGCGGATGATATGGACATATTACACGGATGAAAAACCAATAAATAGCGACATTGAAGATCTTGCGTTCGCATTGCGTTCGGATGATAAAACAGTGCGTTTGCTATTGCGTCATTACTTTATTGAGACACCGGAAGGATGGTCGCATGGTCGCTGTGACCATGAAATATCCGTGTTTCATGATAAGAGTGAAAAAGCTGTTGCGTCTGCAAAAGCGCGATGGAGTAATGCGAAAGCAAAGCAATCGCTTATCGAACGCAATGCGAACGCATCAATAAAAGATGCGAACGAACACTTTTTTGATGCTAACCAAGAACCAAGAACCAAGAACCAAGAACCAATAAAGAATACAGTGAGTGCATCCGCACCGCCTGACGGCGTGTCTTCTCAGGTTTGGGGTGACTTCATCAAAAGTCGAAAAGTAAAGCTGACAAAAACGGCACTCGATGGAATCATGCGTGAGGCGGATAAGGCGGGGTGGCAACTTGAAGACGCATTGCGTGAATGCTGCTCCCGAGGATGGCGAGGATTCAAAGCAAGTTGGGTTGAAGAAAAACAATCATCCGAAACCAACTATCAACGCTCAATGCGAGAAAAGTACCAAACCGCTGCACCTTCGATTGCAGCCAGTAACCCAAGCGCAAAGCGAATAGACCCGAACGCTTTTTTTGATTCACTACCACCAAAAACACTGGAGCTAACCCATGGCTAACATTCACCAACTAATCGACGTTGTTTTCACAAAACTATCCCTGATCTATGGCCGTGACTTCTTGGGAAGATGGGAAGGTATTGATTTAAGCGACGTAAAGGGGGATTGGGCGCACGAACTCGGTGGGTATGAGGGTAACCCTGCGGCAATCAAATACGCGCTTCAAAACCTGCCAAATAAAGCCCCGACAGTTTTAGAATTTCGCGCTATCTGTCAACGTGCTCCAGCGATGGAAGTTGCAGGACACCTAGACGCACCAAAGGCTAACCCTGAAATTGTCCGTCAAGCATTGCAAGCGGCTCGTGAAGCCATAACTAGGGCATCAAAATGAGTCACTACGAAGCAATCGCAATCCTAGAGCGCGTCCGAGCTGGCGACAAAACACCCACGATTCAGGAAATAACTGAAGCCCTTATCCTGACTGGTGATATTTCCTAATGAGCTTGGAAACGTACTACAGAGACACCCTTATGGGGCTTGTAAAGCTGGCTAAAAACCACAAAGAATATGCCTGGGGAATGGCAAAACAGCTAGATGCAGACCCTACAGGGATTTTCAAAGGTATAGCCGAAGACCTGAAAAACTTAATGCTAAAGGACAAATGATGTATGCGATTTACTTTTCTCTAGGTGTATTGACAGGGATATTGGTTGGGTTTTATCTTGTTCATTGTGGAGCGTTCACCGTTAAGAAGCGCAAAAAATGACCGCCTACTACAACGAAATTGACCCCGCTGCGGCCCAGTGGCTTAGAAACCTGATTGAAGCCGGACACATAGCGCCCGGATATGTTGATGAACGGAGTATTGAAGATGTTTTTCCAAGTGACCTACGCGGATTCACACAATGTCACTTCTTCGCCGGAATCGGCGTTTGGAGCCATGCCTTACGACAATCAGGATGGAGTGATGATGGACCTGTTTGGACGGGTTCCTGTCCTTGCCAACCTTTCAGCACGGCAGGCAAAGGAGCTGGGTTTGATGACGAGCGGCACCTCTGGCCCGCCTTCCATCACCTCATCAAAGAGTGCAAACCTTCAATCGTCTTTGGAGAGCAGGTTGCGAGTAAAGACACAGAACCTTGGCTGGACCTTGTACAAACTGACCTGGAAGCCCTGGATTACGCCTTTGGGGCAGTCCCGTTTCCGTCTGCGGGCGTCAGTGCACCGCACATCAGAGAGAGACTTTACTGGGTGGCCGACACCAACAACACGAGACTGGAAGGATGGGAAACAGTGCGACAACGTGCCGATCAATGCGCTTTTGGGGAGGACAGTCTGGATGACAAATCACCCACAAGCGGCCCGACTAACAATTTCTGGCGAAATGCTGACTGGCTCCTGTGCCGGGATGGAAAGTGGCGGCCAGTTGAACCCGGCTATGAGCAGATGGTTGATGGGTCTGCCAGCAGCCTGGGACGAGTGTGCGCCAGCGCCATTGAAGAAATCGAAGGAGAAGTGAATGGTTGGGAGGATCGACATCAAGCCGACGGCTCCGAAGCAATGCGCCGAGTGTGGAAAAACCTTCGAGAGAAAGCGCAATGTGAGCGGGAGGTTGGAAGATTTTCAGGCGTTCAATCGCCGTCTGTACTGCTCGCTTTCTTGCGCCAACTCACAGAGCAAGGGTGGAGATTCTCGGACGCGCTGGCACTTGAGGGCGCAAGAGCACCGCAAGTCGTCGTGCGAGTCATGCGGTTCGACGCGGGCGCTGCACGTACACCACTGCGACGAGAACTGGCGGAACAACACGCCGGACAACCTACAGACCCTCTGCATGAGTTGTCATCGATCGTGGCATATCACGCAACGCAATGTTGGGGCCAGACCTGCCGGACGAAAGCCAATGCTGCCAGCTTCCCCCTCGCTCACAACGCTTCCTCCAGAGTGGTGCGCCTGCGCGCCTACGGCAACGCAATTAACGCGAAAGCAGCGCAAGCCTTCATCGAAAGTGTAATGTGAGCATTGAACTAACCCTACCCTTCCCGCCTTCTGCTAACACCTACTGGCGTCATCCATCATCGGGAAAACTCGCCGGACGGCATTTAATCAGTAAACGTGGGCGCGAGTACCGTAAGGCTGTCATATCCTGCGTAAGTGACCAGGAAGCCGATTTAAAGCCCCTAAAAGGCAGTTTATCCGTTGACGTGGTGGCCTACATGCCAGATAGACGCCGACGCGACTTAGACAACCTTTTGAAGAGCCTGCTAGATAGCCTGACTCACGCTGGGGTATGGGGCGACGATTCTCAAATCTCAGACCTTCGCATTAGGAAGTCAAAAACTATAGGCGGGATGGTAAAAGTTAGGGTTTTCCCTGATGAAAATCCTTGAAAACCTTGCTATGATTGCACCCTCAACTACAGAAAGCTAACATGAAATTCATA